ACTTATGACAATAATCTTTATAATATTAGCAGCTATTTGTAACTCGGTAATGGATGTTCTATCTACCAGGTATTATGTTTCTATATTTGGAAACTTTAAAAATAGACAGTTTTGGGATTGGAATATGTCTTGGCGCAACAAATGGCAGTGGGGCGAAAAAGAAAATGGCGAGAAGTTTTTTCTATCTTCTACTATGCTATCGTTTTTAACGGATGGGTGGCATTTATTTAAAGCCTTGATGCTACTCTTTATTTCTTTAGCTATTGTAACTTACAAACCTATTTTTGGTTATTTTGATATAATCTTATTTTCTATGACTTGGGGAATAGTCTTCGAGATATGTTACACAAAATTGCTTTTAAAATGAGTACAACAATCTTAAAGAAAAAATTAGATACTATTTTCTCTACTTACATTAGGTTAAAGTATGCAGATCAAGACTTAAATGTTAAGTGTTTTACTTGCGATAAGGTTTATCATTACAAGAAGATACAGAACGGTCATTTTTATTCAAGAGGTATTTTAAGCCTAAGATGGGACGAACAAAACTGTAGACCACAATGTTACGGTTGTAATATTGCAAGGAATGGTAACTACATTGAATACTATAAGAGACTGGAGAAGGAAATAGGTAAAGGCGGAATGGATTACCTGGAGTACAAAAGGCATCAAATAAAAAAGATGGGTAAGTTAGATTATCAAATCTATATTGATACATACACCCAAAAGGTAGCTGAATTATGATAGACAAGATCAAAGAAGAGATAATAAAAGCTAATAGGACCAGTGCAATAGAAGACTTAATAAACTCTAATTTAAAGTTAGCTGGTTATTTGTTTCTTTTAAACGAAATGGAAGCAGAGATTCACAAAGGCTACATAGATGCTTACACTACCAGGAAGATAGAAGAAGCCAGATTATTTGTAGAAGGCGAAGGTACACAAGGCAACAAAGAAAAACAAGCTATAATAATGTCCGAGCCTTACAGAGTAATAGAAGGTAAGTTTGAAACAAGATTAGCAGAAGTAAAGAATATTAGATTTTCTACCAATTCTTTTATAGATGTATTAACTCAAAAGATTAACTATTTACGAAAGGAATACGAACTTTCTAAAAATGTAATAAAATAGCTACCTTTGTTGTAAATAACAAAAAGTAACAAATGTTTGAAAAAGGCAAAAGCGGAAATCCGAATGGCAGACCACAAGGTGCAGTAAGCCAAAAAAGATTATTAATAGACAACTTTGTCAATATAATAATAGAAGAAGGAACGGAACGATTTAACCAAGAACTTAACTCTTTAGAGGGTAAAGACTTTGTGCAGTCTTATCTTACATTATTAGAATACGCAAGACCAAAACTTGCAAGAACAACTTTAGAAGGGGATGCAAACAATCCAATCCAAGCCAAAATAGTATTTGAAGAAATAAAAACCTATGCACCTATCGGAAAAGCAGACTCAAGCGATTGATTTAATCGAAGACAATAAGACCAAAGAGATTATTTATGGTGGCGGTGCTGGAAGTGGTAAGACTGCGCTTGGTGTTTATTGGATTCTTAAGTCTTGTTTAAAGTTTCCAGGTACAAGAGGCTTAATAGGTAGAGCGGTCCTAAAGACATTAAAAGAAACTACTCTTAATTCTTTTTATGATGTATGCAGGATGCAAGGTCTTAAGTCTGGTGTTCATTACCAGTACAATGCACAAAGTAATATTATTACCTTTCAAAATGGTTCGACAATATTACTAAAAGACTTGTTTACTTATCCATCAGATCCCCACCATGACGAACTTGGATCACTTGAGGTCAGCTTTATATTTGTAGACGAATGCAACCAGGTAACAGAGAAAGCCTGGAATATTCTTAAATCTCGAATAAGATATAAATTAGATGAGTACGGTCTAATTCCTAAAATACTTGGAACTTGTAACCCTGCTAAAGGATGGGTTTATAATAACTTTTATAAGCCAAGTAAGGAAGGTAAGTTAGATGACAATAAAGCATTCATTCAAGCATTAGCAGTAGACAATCCTTTTATCTCTAAACATTATATTGATTCCTTAAAGACCTTAGATAATCAAAGCAGAGAGCGTTTACTTTATGGTAACTGGGAGTATGACGAAAACGATAATGCTTTAATTGAATACGATAAGATAGTGGATATGTTTACGAATGAACATGTACCAGGTGGTAAAGGATATATCTCAGCCGATATAGCAAGATTTGGTAAGGATAATACTTTAATTATGGTTTGGTCTGGCTTTAGAGTAATTGAAATACATAAGCTATCTAAGAAGTCAACAACCGAAGTAAGTGCTTACATTAAACACCTGGCTAAAAAACATTCAATACCTAATTCACAGATTATCGCGGATGAAGATGGCATAGGCGCGGGAACGGTTGACCAGCTTTCTATTAAAGGATTTGTTAACAATAGCAAAGCATTAACAGGTAACTACATTAACTTAAAGTCAGAGTGCTATTACAAACTTGCTGAGTTAATTAATCAAGCTGGAGTGTGGGTAATGTCTGAAGATGTAAAGATTAAAAAAGAATTAACCGAAGAATTGGAATGGGTACAAAGGCATAACGCTGATAAAGATGGTAAGTTAGCGGTGCTACCTAAAGACAAAGTTAAAGAACATTTAGGAAGATCGCCAGATATAAGCGATGCTTTAATGATGCGGATGTGGTTTGAACTCAAGAAGTTTGACTTCGTAGTTATGTAAATTTATCGTAAATTTGTAAAAATAAATGCTTATGAATCTTATTCAACGAATTAAAGCTGCTATACTACCTTCTCAAGGATCGGATGCAGGTAACAAATACAATCAGTCTTTATTCTCTTATTTTAACGGAATATTCTTTAACATACCAAACAATCCAAGAGCGTATGTAAGAAACGGTTACCAGGGCAATCCCGATGTATTTGCTATTATAAATATGATCGCTAAGAAAGCAGCTTCAGTTCCTTTTTATGTTTATGTAGTAGACAACAAAAAGAGTTTTAATAGAATAAAGAATAACCCTGTAAACCTAATTAAAAAGGGATTAACGGAAGTAGAAGGAACGGACCTAAATAAGCTAATTGCAAGACCAAACGAAATGCAAAGCCAACAAGAGTATATCGAATCTTTAGTTTCATTCCTTGAGATTACTGGTAACGCTTACTCTTATAAGTTTTGTCCTGAAGTAGGAAGAAACAAAGGCGTGCCTACTAAATTATATCCTTTACCATCTCAATTTACACAAATCATAGGAAGTGGTACTTTTGAGCCAATTAGTGCATATAAGCTACAAATAGGAAACCAAGAAATAGAATTTAAAGTAAACGAGGTAAACCATATTAAGTTCTTTAACCCTGATTATAATGTTAGTGGTAATCAATTATACGGAATGAGTCCTTTGATGGCTGCTTGGGAAACTGTATCAAGTTCAAACGAAGGTACAAGAGCAAAAGCTAAAGCATTTATCAATGGCGGTGCAGCAGGTCTTTTATTTAGTGGCGATAAGGATGCAATGCTTGATGGCGAACAAATTAGTAAGATTAACCAACAGATAGATTCTAAACTAACAGGTGCAGACAATTACAAAAGAATTGTAGCTACAAACGGTATTGTTGATTATAAGCAAATCGGAATGAGTCCAGCAGATTTAGAGATTATTAAATCAATAGGAGCGGATAGAGATACTTTATGTAGAGTGTTTGGTGTAGACCCAATCTTAATGGCTACTGATTCTGCTTCATACAATAACAAAGAAATGGCTTACAAAGGTTTGGTAACAAACACAGTTATTCCTATCTTAAATATGATTAGAGGTATGTTTAACGAGGTTGCTTTATACTACTCTTTAAGGGATGGTGTAGAATACTACATAGACTACGATGTTCAAGCATTCCCTGAAATGCAAAAGGATATGGAGAAGATTGTTGCACAGATGAAAGAATCTTGGTGGATTACTCCTAACGAAAAAAGAGATGCTATGAATTACGATAGATTAGACCAAGAAGATATGGATAGGATTTTAGTCCCTGCTAACTTGACTTATCTTGATGAATTAGGAATGAGTGACCAAGCGTTATAATGACACAAGAAGAATTTGACACTAACCTACAAAAGTATTTAGAGACTTACGGATATCGTTTGTTCTCTAAGGCTTTAAAACAATCTATTCAGCCTATTATAGATGCTTTAAACGAATCGGAATCGGTTGCATTTACTAATTCTATTGCTGGTATGTTGTATACCGGAGTGCCTATTGCCGATGCTATGCAGACTTTTTATAATACTGCCTGGAATAAACAATCAAGAGGCTATGTTAAATGGCTTAAGGCTAACTTACCTCCCGAAGCGACAATTGGTGTAGGCTTTGAGAATCCTATTATGGATGCAGCTTTAAAAGATTACTTTAACACAATAGGCGGTCAACACATTAAAGATATTAACGATACAAGTCTTAAAAGGATTCAAACGGCATTCCAAAGAGCGTTAGAAAATAACGAAGGCTTTAGAGGAGCAGAAAAAAGATTAATTAAAGAAGTAGGAATGTCTAAGACAAGAGCAAGATTAATTGCAAGGACTGAATCTTTAATGGTAACTAATGCTGCTAAATTTACTCAAAGTGAATTGATGCCTATTGAAATGGAGAAGACCTGGTTACACGACCATCCAAAGATGCCGAGAGATTGGCACATAGCTTTAAGTGGTAAAACTATTGACTTGGATAAGAAGTTTAACGCTGATGGTAGAATGATGAAA